AGCCACAGGCGTAGGTGTAGTAGTAGCAACAGGCGTAGGCGTAGCAGCCACAGGAGCAGTCTGAGCAGCGGGGGCTGTATAACCTGAAGCTGCATTTATATCAGCCAATGCTGCTGAAATTTGTGCGCCTGTAAAACCATATTGTGCGCCAATTTCATCAGCGGTTCTTAAATTATTATTAAGATCATATACAGCTTTATCTACATCTGCTTGAGTAAATGGTTGAGGGCCAGTTACAGGCGGTGGTGTTGATACAGCTACAGGTGGAGCATCCGCAGGTCTAGGTCTAAGTGTAGAATAGCCTCCTCCACTACTGCCTGAACCTGCTGCACCGCTTCCACCTAAATAATCATCTCTAGATTGATAACCGCCAACTTCATATTGGACTCTACCACCTTTACGATAGTCTGCTCTTTTCTTGTATGCTCTTTTTCTAGCCATAATTATTTCTCTCTTTGAACACCTTTAAGCTTCTCTACAGTTCTTAGTCCACCTAAACCAAGCATACCTAGAAGAACAGGCATCATAGTTTGTAAATCAATTAAAGGTACAACTATATCTGTTTCAGCTAAAGCTAATGAAAAATTAGCAAATGGAATTATAAGGAAGTTACCTACCATACCTAAACAACAAGCCCATCCTATAGCGGGTCGCCATCCGGCTACAAATAAACTAGTATGGGCAGCTTCAGTTTTATTAATTTCTAGTTGGGCTGTTATAGTTTCTTGAGCATGTCTTTCACTCATAGTCGCTATTTCATGTGCTAACATAGCCCGTTGATCTTTATCTTCTACAAACTTATCTAAGATACTTGATACAGGCCCAATTAATTTATCTACAAATCCCATCATAATTTTATTCCTTTAAATAGCTATTGCTATCCCAAGTGCGATAACAACTACAACTCCTCCATAGACTAACGCCCTATTTTTTAAAGTAGACTGTTCATCTAGTTTATCTTTAGTGCGTACTAAAAACTCTTGAAATCTTTCTAGTAAAGCGTTTAATGCAGTCAACATAATTATTCTCCCCATCCCATGTAAATACCTACAGCTAATGCGGTTAGCAATGCTGTAGTAATTGTTCTAGCTATTGTTTGACCTACTGTAGTTTTAGTAATCTTCCAAGTCTCTAATAAACTTCGTAGCTCTTTAACGTCATCATAAGCTTCTTTATCTGATAAACCTACTTCTCTCAAAGCTTGTTTAGCACCTTCTTGAGCAGCTTTCTGAATAAGTATTTCTATTTCTTGTTCAGTTATATTCATTAACATTTCCACCTTTTTCTCGCTTGACGCAACCTAGAATTAGGGTCTTTAGCTGCTTTTGGAAACTTTTTCATTTGACCCGCAGAACGCGCACAATACGACTTACGCCGCTTTGCAGCTTTACTGCCTTTCTTTACTGTACCAGTAACGGCTGTCTTGAGTTTAGAGCCGGGGTTGTCTCTACGATATTTAGCCACACCCTTCTTGGTCATACCTGCACCAGATTTAGTTGGACGCTTATGACCACCTTTAATGGTGTGGCCTTTCATAGTTCCCTTTTTCTTAGTAGCCATACTACTTATCCTCAAAGGTTAAAAGTTCAAGAGTTATATTAGTTTTATAAACATCTAAAAGACCTATTAAAGCTTCTAGCGGTACACCCTTATCTGCTTGATTTACAAGATACTGTGAAAGTTCTGTAGAAGCACTCTCAATTAATTTATCTTTATTTTTAGGATTTAAAAATATAACATTTTCCATATTATTTATACCACCTTGAATCTCTGTCTGCATTTATATGTTGACAATGAGCTTTTACTTCTGGGGCTTTAGGTTGGTTGTTTATTCTATCTGCAAAATAAAGACATCTATCAATAGATTGAAAACATAAAGCTTGCTCACAGGATTGATCTACTTCTTGATTTCCTATGGTTACTATTAAAATAAATAAAACTTTCATTAAGGTTTTGTAGGCCAATCATCATCTTCTAAGCTAGGCCAGTTGCTATGTGTTGGCAAGTCTCTTAGTGCTTGTCTATAAGTTGCCCAAGCACTTTTGTTGCTCAAAGAGTAATCTGGCATTTGGGTATAATCTGATTCTGTTAAAAGAATATTTCTTCTTGTTCTTTCAGTAGCCGCTTTTTCCTCATCAGTTCGTGTGTCAGTAGGGGCGGTGAAGGTTCCATCAGAATATGACCAACCTATAGCTCCTTTGGTAGCTTCAACGAGATTATCAGCAAAATCTAATGAATCTACTTCAATAGTATTTGTAACTACACCTTCCTCAATAACATGCGCTCTCATTTTTCACTCCTAATATTCAATAACCACAACACCGGATTTTCCGGTTCCATCTACAGCAGATCCATAGCTCCAGTATGCACTACCACCCGCACCAAAGGGGCCACTGTATTGATGTCCACCAGTACCCCAAAAACTACCTCCGGGGCCGACAGCATCCCAAGTTCCACCAGTACCTACGTGTCTTGAAGCAGCACCACCAACAATATTTACATCTCCACCACTAGCAGCACCACCAACACCTGCACTAACACTGGCAACATACGCTCCACCACCACTACCTGTTATTGTAGTTGCTGAATTGTAGACTGCTGTAGTGTTTCCTCCCGATGATCCAGTAGATGCCGCTGCACCTCCCGCACCAATAGTGACAACTATATCGTTACCCGCCACAACAGTAAGATATTTAATGGCTGTGCCTCCGGCTGAACCCGCCATGTTATAGCCGCGAGATGCACCTCCACCGCCACCCGTAACATATATTTTTACAAGAGTAATATCAGCGGGAACTGTCCATGTCTGTGAGCTTGCAATAGTTGTCATATTACTAAATCCACCACCACCAGAAGCATCAGCCCAAGCGATATCAGTTCCGTCACTTGTTAAAACTTGGTCAGCGGAGCCTTTAGTAAGAATCGCTGTTGCAGCACTTGAGTTTCCGTAGATTAAAGAACCTCTTGATACAGCATCCAAGATATTTAACTCTGTTGCCGTAGATGTTACCCCGTCTAAAATATTAAGTTCCGCAGTAGTAGAGGTAACTCCATCCAAGATATTTAATTCCGCTGTGCTGCTTGTAACACCATCTAAAATGTTTAGCTCTGTAGCAGTAGACGTAACTCCGTCCAGTATATTTAGTTCAGCGGCAGTTGAAGTAACTCCGTCCAAAATATTTAACTCGGCTGCTGTACTTGTTACCCCATCTAAAATATTTAGTTCTGCTGCGGTGCTTGTAACACCATCTAATATATTTAGTTCTGCTGTAGTTGATGTAACCCCATCTAATATATTTAGTTCTGTTGCGGTACTTGTAACCCCGTCAAGGATATTAAGTTCAGCAGTTGTACTTGTAACACCATCTAAAATATTAATTTCCGTAGCCGTTGAAGTAACTGCAACATCTTCATTAATCTTAGGAGATGTTAATGTTTTATTAGTTAATGTATCTGTACTTGCTTCTGTAACAACATTAGATGGAGGTATAATATCTGATAAATTAGTCATAGTTTATGTCCCCGGCTCTTTAGGCCAATCACTATCTTTTAAGTTAGGCCAATCGCTATGTGTTGGTAAATCTCTTAATGCTTGTCTGTATGTTTTCCAGTTGTCAGTCATTGTTGTAACATCTGATAATGCCATCCAATCTGATTCTGTAAGTAAAGAATTTCTGTGACTTCTTATAGTTGCAGCAGCTTCAGCATCTAACGTAGCCTGATAAACTTCTTCATGTTTAGCTTTAGTAGTTTTAACACCATCCTCATCTGTGGTGTCAGCAAACATATCTTGTTCTTTCCACTTTTGAATCCAGTTATCTTTTGCATCTTGTTCTACACCATCTCTAAGAACTTGTTTATAAGTTGAGCTTGGAGCAGGTCGTGGTGATTCAAAAACTACATCCACTCCTAAAGCTTCATACACGCCTTCTCCCCATACTTTAGGCATAGACATATTTTTATTAGCTGCTATAAGCTCTTCTTTAGTTTTTATACTGCCGTCTGATTTAAGACGATATTCGTTTGCCATTCTTATCTCCTACGCAATTGCTAAGTATATGTATGTCCCACCATTAATATTAAAACCGGAATTGACATCATCTTTAACTGTAAACCCAGACGAGTGTTGATCTATTACATCTTGGTTAGTAGTCAGTGATTGGCCCGGTGCAGATAGGTAAGGGAAAGGATCATAACCCGAAGTGATACCTTGTACTGTTGAATCAAAAGCACCCCAATGTCCTGCTGTAGCACCACCTGTTCCATCTGTTCGTTTTACTAATAAATATCTTACAGGCGCACCTAAATCTGTCACATTAAAATTACTACCTGTGCCTGTGTATGTACCTACTTTTGATATTCCTGACAATGAAGCAAAAAGCAAACAAAGATAAGTTCCCCCTGAAACATTATTATTTCCCTCGCTAATCCACCCATCCACATCAAAAGTAGTCGCTGCAAACTCATTTGATGGCGTAAATGATGTTGAGAAACTATTATTTAAATTTAAATAGCCGCCTTTTGATATTGGTGCGGCTCCTACTTGCCATTCGCTTGAAGAATCTAATCTTTTATGGATTATCATTTCAGGAGCAACACCTAGATTGTGACTTAAACCACTTCTGCTAGTATTACCACCTGAACCATTTCCTTCGTATACAACCACATCAAATACTTTTGGGTATCTTCTAAACATATGAGCTATATTATTATCATTTGAACCTGACCCTCTGTTATACCATCCACTCATATAATCCCATACATGATTGGTTTCAGAAGGTGCTGAAGAATTAGAATTTATTTGTGCATTAGATTTCCATGTTAATCTTGTACCAAGATATACCGCACTTCCCCCCACTGAATCAAAAAAATATGACATATCTACTGGAAATGTTCCTTGAAACATTGGGTTTTCATAAG